CAACCAGTACAACTACTACCACAACAACCACGACCACAACCACCAGCACTACTACCACAACCACAACAACGGCTGCTCCCAGTCTGGATTGGGAATGCACTATTGTAGGGTATGTAGGATTTAATCCTTTTTATGGCTGTATGCAAACAAATCCAGGAGAAGGACAGTTTGCTACAGAAGCAGATTGTTTAAATAACTGCTCTGGCCCAACTACTACTACCACGGCTAGCCCCAGCACGACTACAACGACCACAACTACAACCAGCACGACTACTACAACACCAACGCCTACTAGCACTACGACTACTACAGCTGGACCTAGAATTACTTGCGTTCAGTCAGGCAGTCCTGGTGACTACGGGCAATGTGAAGAAGTCATATCTGGTGCGTACTTTACGGTTGAAGAATGCAGAGCAGCTGGTTGCGAACAAGTTCCAACTACCCCACCAGCTGGCACAACCCTAGCTCCTCCAGAGTAATAAAAATGAGAGGAAGGTCTGCACATAGGCTAGCTGCTGAAATGGGAGGAGGGCACAGCCCAACCTTCGTGTGCGAGCCTTTTAAAACAGCAACGGTTCATTTGTTTCATTGCAGTCAAGCCAGAGGCTATCCAGTAATCTACGACATAGGAAGCTGCGATCCTTCAGACACTATTCCACCCTGGCCTCAGGCTAAAAAAATAAATCCAATATATCCTTATATACTTAGCACCATAGGAAACTCTAAAAGAGGCGAAGTATACGGGCAGACTGGTGAAAACATAATAAACCATCACAACCCAACAAAAGTGCTTCATCTTAATGGAGTGTATTTCAATTTTTCTGATTTAGACGCTTGGAAGTTTAGACGAAGTCAGCCTAATTTTATGCCCCCCATGTTAAACGACCCAGACGCCCATCCGTCTGAGATAGTCGAGCCGTACGATCCGCCAGCTTACGTTACAGGCCCTGGTATAGCTAACCCGCATGCTTTTTATCCTGTTAAAAGGCGTACAGCGTGTGATCCTCAATACAACAATTACTTAGACTGGTGCTTTACAGACGAAGGCGTCAGTCACATGCTAGATGACTACGACCAGCCTATATGCCCTGTAGACAGACTAGGCCACAGCTATCCAGCAAAATATATATGGCATAACGCCGACATAGAGCAGCCGTTTACAGGAGGAGTGTACTGGGAAGACAACGGCACACAGCCGATAAATGTAGCCACACCAGAAGGCAGAGGGCTAATCCCTTTTTGCACACCTATCAACGCTTACTCTTCTGAAGGTGTCTTGCTTGGTCAGTATGTCGGGTATAGTCACATATTTTTCTTCAACAACAATTTTTATGTGGGCGGAAACGATCAAGGCAAAAAGACTGCGGAAGATCCAGGAAATTTGCCTGCTGACTTCACATCGCCTGCGGCTATCAAGCCGCCAGTAGCCAGGTACAAAGACGCCCACTCTATGGACGTTCATGTCTACATGGTTGCTAGTCCATTGCCTGGCAAAACTTTAAAATCTCCAAGAATAGGCTCAAAACGTTTTTGGAGACCTAACAACATAACTGGCTACACCTGGGCACCTTTGGGTTTTGGTATAGGCGTACCTCATCTTTATTTCTTAGGTGGTACAATAGACGACGATTGGGGAATACGTTTAAGACTAAACACTTTAGGCGGTGGCTGGGTCGAGAGAGTTATGGGTATGGGTAATTTTTCTGCTTATTTGGTGCCGTAATGATTAGTTCTGAAGTAGTAGCTTACAACATATGTAAAAGTTACTACTACGAAACCGTAGGCACTTTTTTAGAATGCTCACTGTGTAACGCTGGATGGCCCATGAAAACTGGGCGAATATCTGTCTCTTTCTACACGAATCCATGTAGGTTGGCTACAGGCACGCAAACTTATGTAAATGAAAGCTCAAGTTATCCTTCACCAAGTTGGTTTTGGGGATTTGAATCGACAGAAATACAGCTAGGGTGTCCTCCAGTAGAAGAAGGACAAGAGTACGCGCCTAATGTTTGGGTAGGTAGAGCTGAGAGAAGTTCTTGGGCTACTCAGTCAGGCGCGGCCATCGTAATGGAAATTTTGGCTAAGTTTACCCAGCTTAGCCAGACATCCGTAGAAATAGATTTACAATTTAATGTGCTCAAAGACGGATACTGGTTGCCTTATTTTTCTGTCACTAAAACTTTGGATAGAAAAGACGCAGACCCGTGCATGCCATGCGGTCGCAGCTACGCTAGTGATTACATTTCAGTAAGCCCAGCTACTGACGTGTGCCACGGAGACTTAAGATATATTCGCATAGCTGCTGGTACTAGTCCTTGGTTTGAAGGATGCGGACCATCGGTAGAAAGCGAACCAGGTTTGACCTCGACGGGGCCTGTGTGCGGATTTTTTAACGGCGAACGCTTGTTTACCTGCTTTAGAGGCGCAATATACAGCAAGCAAGTTCCTCCAGCTTTTCCTTTTACTTTTAATCAGTTAGGCGTAGACAACGTCACAGGTAATTGCAGTTATAGAAGTTCACAACCGTATCAGCCTTGTAAATGTTTATTTGGTAAAAAGACTGGCCAAAATTCTGTAGAGCCAGATCATTATTTAAACACACTAGGCTATTTCAATGTCGGATGCCCTGGGGAAAACGACACCGCTTATCAAAAAGTTCAGTGGGCTGGCTTTGGAGGTACTGGCTTTAGTGTTCTGGCCAAAGATGTAGGAGACGGGTCGCTTTGTGTAGTTTTAGAAAACACTACATCAAACACTTTTGAAGTAGCCTCTTCTTTAACAGTAGTAAGTGCTAACAGTCCGTATATAGTTAAAGCAGAATTTTCAGCCGTAACCGTATACCTGTATGCTTTAAAATTTCCAAATCCAGATATACTTCCAGAGTTTTGTTACACAGGCACTGGAACTACGCCGAACTGCGGCAATGAAGTTTTTGTCTGTAACGGCACGTGCACTTATACGTACAGCGCGTTGTTTGATAATTGGATTCTTACGTCAAGCAACTGCGCCAGCACTTTGGGGTACACATGTACTTGCGTACAGCCTCCAAATCCAGCTACCATGGTACCGCCGCCTAACAACGGAGATACCTACGAGACTACCTGTAGGGGATAGCCATGACACCAGAAGAAATAATCGCCAAATGTGCAGAATTTGGTATAAAGTTGAAAGTAGTTAATAACAAACTTTCACCTATAGGCAATTTAAGTCTGGACTTTGTTAAGTTCAGCCACACCATTATTCCTTACAAGCAACAACTTATAGACTACTTAAGAGCCAACGCACCTGAAGAAGAAATAAAAATAACCGCCAGTGACGAAAGCCCAAAACCTATAGTGGTTCAAACCACTTCAGACGCAAGAGTACAAAGGCTGCGAATACCTTGTGTACATTTAGGGCCTACTCTGGAAAAGCCAGCAGGTTGCAACTGTGCTGGAAAAATAATGCATGAGTGCAAGGTTTACGGTAAATGTAGAAGAGCTGGAAATCCAGGAGACGGAGTGGCTACCTGTACTCACTGCGACCGATACGAACCGTCAGCTTAAGAAAGGCTGAAATGGAAAAGATAATACTGAGACATCAACGCGCACCAGGCGACATTTTGGTAATGACGGCTGTGGCTAGAGATTTGGCTCTAACATACCCAGGACGTTTTCACATAGCAGTAGATACAACGTTTAGAGAACTGTGGGACAACAATCCTTACATTCAAAGAATGCCAGACAAAAGAAACGCCAAAATAGTTAATCTAACTTACGGATCGTATATAAAAGTAGCAGGCACAGAAAAAATTCATTTCATAACATCGTTTCATAAGAACTTAAAAACTCAGACAGGCATAGACGTGCCTCTGCTATATCCTCACCCAGATCTTCATCTGTCTGAGACAGAGCAAGAGCCTCTAGTGTCTGGCAGATACTGGGTAGTGGTGGCAGGCGGTAAAATGGACTTTACCACTAAACACTGGGTATACGAACGGTATCAAAAAGTAGTAGACATACTTAAAGATTTTGGAATTCACACTGTTCAGATAGGCGGAAAAGGGTCTAGACCAGCGCACCACCACCCTAAATTAAAAAACGTTATAGATTTGGTAGGTAAAACTAATCTTAGACAGATGATTAGAGTTATCAATAACTCTGATGGCGTTATATGCACTATAACTTCAGCCATGCATATGGCCGCTGCTTTAGGCAAACCTTGTGTGGTTACAGGAGGCGGTAGGGAAGAATGGTGGTGGGAAGGCTATCACAGAGATAATCCTGGTCTTCAACCTGTTCATAACTTGTTGAAAGTAGACCACAGGTATTTACACACCATAGGAAAGCTAGACTGTTGTGCTAGAAAAGGCTGTTGGAAAAACAAAGTACAAAAAGAAGAAGGCGATAGAAGCTTTTGCGCGTATCCAGTTCAAGCGGAAGGAAATCAGATTGTTCCTGTCTGTATGGACATGATTACAACAGATAAAATAGTTGGATCGGTTTTAAGTTACTACATGGACGGTACTTTGCCGTTATTGGAGGGTATGGTGCTACCAGACATAACTAAACCTCTTTGTTTCACAAAAGACGGGACAAAATACAGCTTGTTTGTTGTTTCTGAGGGTCCAGTACCTCCAATAAGCACAAAAATATTGAATATGCCAGAAGAGAACAAAGATTTTCAGTTGAAAGCCAAAACAATGTCAAACAATCTAATCGTTAATGAAAATGACGAGCAAAAACCGCAAATTAACGAAAAAGCTTTTGAAAATACGCCATCGCCTGTAACAACGACTTTTGTGTCTCCAGAACCTGGAAATTCTTTAGTAGATTCCGCTTCAATAGGCGGTCAGATGACTTTGTGCGTTCTTTTGTACGGAAATTATGCAGAAATGCATAAAAGATGCCTATCCAGCATAAAATCAACGACAACACCAGAAAAATTGCAGCTGAGAGTGTATTGCAACGCTGTATGCCATGAAACTAGAGCTTTTTGTGACGATTTAGTCAAAGAAGGCGTAATAACCAAGCTGTACAGCTGCGAAACCAATAAATTTAAATATCCGTGCATGCGAGAAATGTTTCACGATGAAAAAGACCCAATCACAACAAAATGGACCGTTTGGTTTGACGACGACACAATGTGCGATGTCGATCCTCTATGGTTCGATAAGATGTGTTCCCTTGTTAATTCTGGCGCTATTAGTGACCCCGATTTTGGTATGCTTGGGCCGATTTACCACTTCGCGATGCAACCAAAGCACGCAGAATGGGTAAAAAAAGCCGACTGGTATAGAGGAAAGTTGTTCAGAGACAGAAGAGGCGAGGCTACGGTTAACGGAAATAAGATATTTTTCTGTACAGGAAGTTGCTGGGTAGCAAAAACTGAGGCGATAAAAAAAGCTAACATCCCAGACGTGCGGCTAACTCATAACGGTGGCGACATTTGCATAGGCGAACAAATGTGGCAAAATGGATATAAGCTAAGACCTTGGAATGGCGACAAGAAAACAGTTTGTTGGTCTAGCAAACCTCGTAGAGGAGCTAGTCAATCAATTTTTGGAATATAGGTGAATCATGCCATCATCTTCAAGTTCTTCTTCTATAGGCGATCCCCTTTACGGTAGAGGGGTGTGGCTTCGCAGACTTGTGCAAACAAAATATACTAGCAACACAATTGACGGGTTTAGGTTCAAGGTAGTCGCCTATGGCGGTAACCTTATGCCTAACACCATCTTCAGGTATGGCAGAGAAGCCATGAATGCCCGTGAAGGCGCATACAGACTGGCTTTTGATGGCGTGTGCTCACCGTCAGATATAGAAGAGTTTCCAGAAGAAGCGCCTTTGGTAGGCGTTTATCCAGAATTCTGCCGTTTGGACTATGTGGACCTTGTTTTCAGGTCACAAGCCCAAGCTGAAGACGCTTGGACAGCTATTTTGGAAGAAGTAAGACATTTAGTTAATACACTTAATGTCATGGATCAAATACAGCCTCAAGCTGACCTGTCTATCGGTAATCCTCCTCCAGCTGACTTTCCTACTAACAGCAGTTCCAGTTCTTCTGGCGCAGTGTAAGGAGTAGCCATGTCTGAGCGGCTTGTAGTTATAGAAGATTCAATTATTACGTCGATACTATCGAATCCTCGTATATTGTCGGCTATCCCAGCGCTTAAGACTGCAGCAGACATAAAAAACCCAGGCAGCCCTAGGTGCACACCGTGCGCTAGAAAGGCTAGAGCCAGGGCGGCTAACTACTCGCAAGTTAAAACGACCATATCTAACCTAAGAGGAGAAGCTTTAACAAAACTTAAACAAGAGCTTAACGCGGACAAACTCAGAATCGTTTTTAAGAACACAGCAGGCAAATTAGTGCAAATCACTCTGTAGTTAAATAAGTAAAAAAACACGTCATAATAATATGAATGTAATTTCCTGTAAAATTACACTCGCACTGACGTACTGACTTTGACCTCCAACAAAGTCGGTACGAAAGTTATTTTTTAGCTATCTAGCAAGCTTAAATTACGCCGTATATTACGTCATAATAATAAGCAACCAATTTATTAATTGGTAGCTAGTTTTAGCTAGTGTTTTAGTTGTTTAGCAGGAGGCCGACGTGGCAGACAAGTCTAGGAAGATGATTGTTACTACGAAAGTCATGACAGCTACAGAACTGTATCTTATGCGCCTAGGTATTTCGCCAAGACCTCTGATTTTTCAGGAAGGAAGAACCAGTAGGAAGAACAGGAGCAAACTTGTAGGTTGAGGCTTAGGCCCCACGACTTCCATTATGGAAGTTGTGGGGCTGACGGTCCCTTTCCTTAGCTATTGGTTAACTGCTACAATCTATGCAGTCTTTTTAAAAGAAAGGAACGTCATGCGTATTGTAAGTGAGTCTTGTGAACGGCTAGGCAACAAAGGCACTATAGTGGTTGAAGCCGACAACCTAGAAGCTGTAAAGTCTTTAGACGCCAGAAATCTTGCACTGAATCACGCCAAAACTATGGGCCTATCGGTGCCAGGATTTACAGGTAATTCTTGGACTGAGTGGACTGATGAAAACGGCAATCGCCTTGAAGGCGATGCTTTTACAACAGCAACGGTCAGGAAGTGTCGAGCGCACTATCCTGTACAAGAGGCTACTATCTGATGAGTGAAACCCGCCACAATATAAATGTTCGTTTTCAGAAACGTAAAAAAGTATGGCAAGATCAAAATAGTTTTGCCACAACTTTGCTTACATTATTTTTGGATGCTTACGGTACGGAGGCTCTTCAATGGGATCCTCTTACAATCCAAACTGAAATTGAACAAGACTTTGACGTGAAGTTATCACGTTCAGTGTTCGACAGATTGATGGCGGGTATAGCGGTACTATCGACTGATTCATTTTTTCAGTCTCTTCCAGATTTTATAAACTTATGCAATGTACTGTCTGGAAGTCTCTTTGACCCATCTGTTTTCGATCCAGCTGACGCTGCCGAGTGCGCATGGGGTATGACTGAAGCTTTGATGATTAGTCCGCCTGACGACGACGATCAAGAGCCGTTTGCTCAGGAAATAGTTGATTACATATCTGAAGCGTTAAAAAACGAAGGGATTTTAACTCCTCCAGATATTTTGCGTGTTGGTTTGCGTGGCGACTACGCTGGTATGGCTGACAAAGTTAAGTACGATTTCAGCGATGATCCAGAAATGTTTCAGGCTATTTTTGAAACAGAAAAAGCCAAAACTGACGACATCAACGCTGTAATAAAAGAACGTTTGAGTTTGATGGTCGGCCAATTAGAAGGTATTCCGCTAGACAACGGTGACAGTTCTGAAGTGGTAAAGAAATTAGCGGCTTCTTTACCCAAATAATTCTTAGCGTTAAGACATTTACTTTACCTAACCGAACAATTGTTCGAGAAGGCATGATCATGTTGCGTAACATCAATGAAGTGGCTGCCAAGATTTCTGCTTACATCCGTAGCGGTGTCCAGTGCGTTCAGCTGGTTGTCGGCGGTCAAGCCAACGCCGCTGAGACTATGCTCAAGGCTATCGCAAACGAGCGGGAGATGGATTACGTTTCTTGGAATCCAGCTACTGGCTTTGGCAAGAATGTTTGCATCAATCCAGTACAAGCTATTGAAGCAATCACCAGTGACACTGGTCCTATTACTTCTAAGCGCGCTTTGATTGCAGTGCATGATATGCACTATGATCTTAACGCCATTCCTGCGCTGGTCAGCAGCCTAAAGCTGGCTATCGCGTCTAATCATTTCAGCAACCCTACTCGATGCAGGACTGTGTTTTTGATCACTACCAACCAAGGACTTAATCAAGATTTGCTTCCATACGTGAAAGTAATCGAGATGGTGCATCCTAGTCGCGAGCAGTTGGAGGTAGCTTTCAATAAGGTTCAAGCGGCTATCAACGATCCCAACAAGCGTGTGATCTCTGATGAGCTTAAGCACACCATCGTCAGCACTCTGGCAGGCTTGAATTGCCCAGACGCCGAGAGCGTTCTTGCCGAGTGCTTGGTCAAGCACGGACGTTGGTGTGAAGATATCATCGAGACCATCGAGGAAGAGAAGGGACTGCTTTTGAAGAAGAGCGAGGTTCTGACTTATTCCCCTAAAAGCGAGATTATGTCTGGCGATGAGCTTGGTGGCTTCACTGATTTGAAGTCATGGCTGGAAGAACGCAAAGTTGCGTACAGCTCTGAAGCCGAAGATTTGCAGCTCGACATGCCGAAAGGTTTGGTGCTAATCGGCGTGCCTGGTACTGGCAAGTCCAGGGCCGCTCAGGTAATCGCACGGGTGCTTGGTCAGCCTTTGATTCGTTTCGATATCGGTGCTGTGTTCAACAGCCTTGTCGGTGAATCCGAGCGCCGTACCCGCGAGACTATTCAAACTGCCGACGCAATGGGAGGTTGCGTCCTATTGATTGACGAGGCCGACAAGGTTTTGGGCGGCGCATCAGAGTCAACTGGTGACTCTGGCGTTACTCGCCGCATTTTCGGCCAGCTTTTGACTTGGCTGGCAGAAAAGAAAAGCAAGACTTTCGTCGTGCTGACTATGAATCGCATCAACGGCATGCCTCCCGAATTGCTTCGCCGTGGCCGCTTTGACGAAATCTTTTTCGTTGATACGCCAGACGAAGAAGAGCGCAAGACAATCTTTGATATCCATATGCGCAAGCGTAACGTTAACGTAGAGTTTAACGCCAAAGAGTGGACAAAGATTATTAATGCTTCAGAGGGTTTTGTGGGCGCTGAGATTGAGCAGGCTATCATCGCTGCTCGTTTCAACGCTTATGCCAACAACCCAGAATCCAAGGCCACTTTCTCCTCCAAGGAGTTACTGGCCGCTTTGAACGATCTGGTGCCCGTTACCAAGGTCGATCCAGAGAACATCGAGCAGATTCGTGTGTTTGGCAAGGATCGCGCTCGTAACGTTAGCGGACGTAAGAGTCTTAAAACTAACGTGCGCGCTGTTGACTTGAGCTTCAAGGATCCCAACATCGCGTAAGATTTTTTTGTTTGTTGTTATGGGGGCCGATTCTACCAAGAGTCGGCCCCCTTTTTTTGGAGAGGAAATTATGTCACAAGAAGTTATTCAAGAGATCGTTGCTCCCGTAGTACCTACAGAACCAGTCGCACGTGTTCAGACTCCTCAGATTGATATGTCAGACTTGGAGCGAACAAGCTCTGACGTGGTTCTTCGTAAGCTGTCCCGTAATTGCGTGGCTGTTAAAGTTACAGTCGGCGCTATCGGCGTAGAACGCAAGATGGATAATGCGAGTGTTCGTCTTGGTGAGCATGAAGTGCCTCAAGAGTTATTGAGCGGTGCCAGATTTAAACTGGTGCCTCCTCATATCAAGAACCCTTTGTCTCGAATTGGTCAGCAAGCCAGGTCAGCGCCGTATATGTACGGCACTCCGTTTGTCGGTGGAGCCTACTTGGTTCCTCTGGCTAAGCAAAACGGAGGAAAGAGCCCTGCCCAGATCGTGTTCGAGCGATTGAACCAAGCTCGACAAGCCTATACCGATAAGGCTGTCGAGTTGAGGCCTCAGTGGGAGGCTCACGTAAGCAACGTGCGTGAGAACTTCCCATTTGAGTGGGAAAGCATGTCTCGTTATTTTGTGAATGGAGACACTTTTGTTTCCATGCACAAGATTTACAGTATGCTGTTCCCCCTTGGAGCAGGCTTGCCTGCTGATTTTGACGACAGGCTGGAGACTGGTCTTGCCAGTCTGTTGTCAAATAACTTGCTGTCTGAAGAGGACAAGCAAGTTATTCAACGCCTAAAACCTCATCTTTTGGATGTGGTTGAAGTGGCTGCTCATGATGTTGGGACCCTGTTGGATGAAGCTGGCGCAGACGCGTGGGTTGCCGAAGCTAGGCAAGCCACCTCCCAGGCTGTGAGTCAGGCTGTGAAAGCCATGATTCAAGAGCCTATCGCGGAATTTGCGCAAGCTCTCGCCCACATCGAGGGTTCCTTGTCTAAAGGCAGTCGATTCAGGGGCGATACCTTGAACGCCTTGAAGGTTGCTCACGCCAAACTTCAGGGTTTTTCGTTCATGGTGCCTGCTGACTTGCAGGCTCGTTTGGTTACCGCTGGGCATCTCATCAACGGCGTTGACCACAAAGAGGTCAACTCCAGCGAGAATGCTGCAAGGGATTTGGCCAAACACTTCTCTGACATCAGGGAAGAGATCAATAGCACCGAAGCCCACATGGCGGTGTATGGTTCTTTCATGCGTGGTTTGGACATCTAATAGTTTTTGGTTCAAGGATTATTTCTTTCAAGGAGAGTTTTCAATGTCTCACAAGACCAGCGTTGACACCCAGTTCCTCGACCAAGAGTCTGTCAAGAAGACTATCGAAGAACTTGGCGGTACTTATATTGAAGCTAAAGAAGTTAATCTGTTTGAAGGCCGTCAAGAGTGCGATTACGCTGTACAGCTTAGGGGCTGGCGTTATCCTGTTGCCATCAAGGATGGCGTGGCTACGTTTGACAACTACGAGGGCCGTTGGGGTTCTCAAGAGAGCTTCAACGAATTTCGGCAAAAGTATGCTGAGAACGTTACTCTCAAGCAGGCGCAGACTGGAGGATTTCGTGTCCTTAGTCGTAACCTGACTGCAGAAGGCACTATTCAGCTACGCCTAGGACGCTAATGTTTGTTACGGCCACATTGAGTCAGGGGTTGCTCAACCCAGTGGCTCACGATTGTAATCTATCGCATTACGAAAATCGTGTATGGCCGTTATGTGCGTATACTGTCAAAGGTCCAGGGTACGGAGTGTTGATTCCTAATAGTTGTGTTGAAAGCGAAGTTCCCGTACTGACCATTGGCGTATTCCAATTACGTCAAGGCTTTGAGCTGGTTTGGAAAGAATCGACCACCAACTTTCAATTGCAAAGCTGCATTGGGGTTGGTGGTCATCTTCTCAAAAAAGCCATAGCTTTGAGAGAGATAGAAAAGTTTTCAAAAGAGAATGGGCTATACCGACATTCAATGCGAGTGTCGAGAGACGGATCTATTACCATTATTTTGAGGAGTTTGGAAGATGGCTGCTGAGATTGTTGTGAACATTAAGGCTGATGGCACCACCTCTGTAGAGGTTGAAGGCGCAAGCGGCGGCAACTGCACAAACCTGACTGCGTCACTGGAGGCTGCTCTAGGCGCTGCGCAGAACAAAGAGTACAAAGCAGAGTTCTACCAGCAAGATCAGCGTATTCGGGCGCAAAACTAATGTTGGTAGAAATCCTCCCGTCTGGCGAGATCCAGTTCATTTACAAAGACGAGCTTCGCGGACTGATGACCGTAGGCAAGTCGTGCGTGAGTCGAGCTTCGGATGTCGAGCCTAATGCCGAGGGTGAATGGACCGCCGACCTCACAAGGGTCGGCGGTCCTGTTCTCGGCCCATATAAATTAAGAGAGGACGCTTTAGCTGCTGAAGTAGATTGGCTTGAAACGCATAGCTTTGGCAGGTCTTATAATGCAGTGGGTCCTCAGGAGAATACAAATGTTCAATGTACGGTGGATGGAAGGTCGTGACCTTCCTTATGTTTTGGCTTTGTCTGGTCAAGTTTTGAACAAAGATCCTCGTATAGCGCTAAAGCATCTTCAAAGGATGGACAAGTGTTCGTGTGTGGTTTTGCTACGCTATTATGATGTGGTCGGCTACATGCTTTACGGCAGGGCTAAAGATCACGTCAAAATTATGCACATAGCCGTAGACCCAGAGTTTCAGAAAAAAGGCGGCGGCAAGGCCATGGTTGAGTTTGTTCTCAACGGTTACGCCAAAGCTAAGACTATTAAACCTATAGAGGTGATGCTTAGGGAAAGCGACAACGATACTCAGTCCTTTTTCAGGTCTTTGGGTTTCAAAGCTGCTTCGATTAAAAAGCAGCACTTCAAGAACGGTGACGATGGGTATCTTCTTAGAAAGATTCCAGAAAGGATAAGTGAAACAATTGAGTAGTTTCAAACTGACAATTGATTTTGAGCTTCTGGAAGAGCAAAAACGGTTGATCGACAGCTATCTAGTCAACAGCACGAAGAAAGACCAAGAATTACTTCTTGGTCTTTCAATGTTGCTTGACGCTATTAGTCGTCAAAAACCTGTTCTTGGTAGAGAGATTACGCTAGAAGTTGTGCGTGTTGGGCAGCCAGTTTCAGCAGTCGATCTCGGCTAGAAGCTTCTTTACCAAAAGGCTTAACCTGCGCGGCATCCGCTAGACGCTCAAACAGTCTTGCGTCTCCTCGGGGAAGAGTCTTCAGCTCTTCGGCAAGCTTTTCAGTGTCTAGTATCATACCGCCAGCTGTTACCCTATCTACAAAGTCAGCGCCTAGCACATCCTTGATTTCATCAGCAGGGATGTTTGCTAGGTCTGACTTCTTGTAGATGCTGCCAGTAGTCAGTTGGACACTGTCTTGGGCAAAGTCGTTAGCTTCTTTTACTGTGAAGCTAAACAAATCTTCAGGCTTGCCCAAGGCAGTAATTTTTTGCAGTTTGAACTCTCTGTCTACCTTGTCAATAAGGCTGGCTACTTTGCGCATTCCTTCCATGGTGTGTACATAAGTCTTATTGTTAAGACAAGCCTCTGCGGCCTTGGCCAGCATCTCTTGCGTGTTGAGATCTTTGCCTAGTTTGCGCAAAGCCATAGCGCGTTTGAACAACAGGCTGGCTGCGTTTTTGGACGTGCCTAGAGCAGCGCCAGCTTGCTTGTACAGGTAAGTCAAGTCTTCGCCTTCAATCTGGTCTAGAGAACCTGACTTGAGTATTTTCTGAGCCATCTTGACTCTATCGTTATATACGAACTCGTCTCGATATTTTTTCAGGTATTCACAAGCAGCCTTAACTTCGTGTGCGTTTCGTAGCGGAAGATGGCGCTCTTTAGTGCCGTTGTCGTATGTGAATACGTACGCAAACGAGTCGTCGGACAGTTTATCCAGGTTGTCGGCATGCATGGAAGCGTGTTTTTCTAGTAGAGAATCAATATGCTTCTTGATGCCAAAATATTCGGCAGCCTTGACAATACGGTCCTTAATATGGTTAGCTTGTTTACCGAGCTTGCTTTCGCTGTCCAGCATATAAAGCATGGATACGTAGGTAGCAGGCGCTGTATGACATGGAAATGAAAGGGTGACCGTGTCAGCAAATACAGTCGGATTCTTCTCTTCAGCCGTATAGTTAATAACGTCAGAAGAGGCTGACTTCACAAAGTCAGGCGCTCCGTAGAGCGTTACCAGTCTATGAAGAGTCTGACCGTTAGTATCACCCTGTTGGTCTAGACGAGAGCGAGTCATGAACGGATCCTCTGGTATTCTTGAGCGTATTGACTGGCAAACTTTGGTTAAACACTTAGATCTAAATTTAACGTCGTTGGCGTTGCCTGCTTCTGCAGATTGCCCTTTCTGCAAAGCTAGCAAAAAATTAACGTTATATCCAGATCCATTTTACAAAGCACAGTGGTACCATTGCAACCAGTGTAAGGAATGCGGAGATCTGATTAATCTGGCAGCTGCGGTCATGGATGTGCCAGAAAAAACAGCCATAAGCAACTTATTATCTAAAAAGATTATACCGTCATCATATAATATTGACGATACTATTAAAACATATCTTAACAAAAATTTTGAATCCAGGAAAACGCATAACAAATTTTGGGAAGAGGCTAAAAAAAGTAACTTGGTTTACGAATGTTCTTTAATAAGAGAAACTCTTAGAGCCCTAAACATACCTGTACCAAGCAGCATAGAGGACTGGCGCAGCACTATGGGCCAGCTGGTAGGATTCTGCACTAAACGTCAGGCAGAGTCAGGCGTGGAATATTTAAGAAGCTTAGTAAACGCAAATGGGGACAAGACTCCAGAAAACAACGCCTACAGGACTTTTAAAGGCAACTGGACTAACATGCTTGTCATCCCGTTCTTTGATGTCCCTGGTCGAATTAGGGAATTTAAATTTTTGACCTTTGATAACGGCGGTCTTAAATCTACCTCGCGCTACCTTACGCACAGAAAAGTAGCGCTCAAGTATTGCTCAATGGCCTTCTTTGACACCATATACGACAAGTGCGCAAACAAAGATGTTGTCGTTGTTGATGACTTTATTGAAGGTCTGAAGCTGCACGGTAAAAACTTCAAAGAGACAAACCAGTTTTTGCCCTTGGTAGCCGTTTCCGACATCGACAGCTTTGACAGCCTCAAAGCGTTTACCAACAACAAATTTGTTTACAGCAACCCCAAGCTGAGTTGCGAGACATTTAAATTTTACAAGACTGGCAATCTTCTACTGTCCACCAAAACACCAGAGCCAGCTGACTCGATAATAGCTAGCAAAGTCAAAGCGTCAGCTTGGTTGGATTCAGTCATTAAATCTGGTAGGCGTTGTTTTGATGTTCTAGAAGAATGGTTGACAACAGCTAACCAGTTTGAGGCTGAAGCGGCTGTTGGCCTGCTTGAGATGCAACCTTCTGATTGGGTTGAGGTAGAGTCAGGCAAATACCCCAATATGTCTAAGTACATCAAAAACTTGCCCACAGCTGTACACAAAACAGCCGTAGTGCAGGGAGAAGAATTCTTTGAGAACGAGTACGGTTGGTTTTGCAAAAAGAATGGAATCATGGTTTCAGCCGCCAGGGTTCAAGTTGATACCATGTCCGTAAACAAAGGCAAGATAAAATGTTATGGTTTTATCTACATAAAAGATAAACCCAGAATCGAGTTTATCGATAGTCAAGGGCAGCTGCACGGCAACGCCTACAAGTACATAGAAAAAACCCTGGCAGCTAACGGTATTTTCAATCATGGATTGAATAGGAAATACCGACACTGTTTGAAAGACTTGGCGTTTTCGTTCAGTAATCCCAAAATGGCTAACGAGTCAACGACCGTGGGCTGGTGCTCTGTGGAAGGGTTGTTTAAGTTTGCAAACTTTGCCATAAGCGGAGCTGGCACTGTAACGAACTACAACTGTAAGTTTGACAGACTGCCTGGGTTTCCTACCAAAGACGTTTATTTCGAGAAAGCTAAGTTTGACCAGCTGAAACCACTTACGGTAGACAGCGTCACCAACAGGTCTATATGGACATTGGCTGGTTGCGTGGTCGCATCTGCTCTCAAGCCAGCCATGACAGACACAGCTTTCAGGCTGTTCTATTACGGCAATACCAGCAGTATGGCAAAAATAGTATGCGATTGGTTCGGCATAACTGATACTATTTCACCAATACTAAGAAACAGTCCTTTGTGGCCTACGCTCTACCCTATGGGCAAACGTCTTAAAGAACTAAAAGACTTTGCTGCCTGGGCCGTCTTTAAAAGAAACGTGTCTTGCTTTACAGAAACTACCGAAATAAAAGCAAACATAATCAGACTGACGCACCCATGCACCGTAGCGCACATAGAGCTAGGCAATCACATAGCCTGGCAGGCCACCGCAGCTAAGCGCATATTCCCTGATTTCTTAAGTTGGCTTTTGTCAACAAGAGGGATGAACGTCCCAGAGCACGTAGACCTGCCTGTCTATGTTTTGGACGCTATGAAAGAATGGCTGCTGTTAAAAGGTTGCGACACGGACATATTGGACAAGGCAAAAGAAAACATAAAGCTGTTCGACTCTAATGAACCTAAAAATGTGGTGAACGCATTTTTAGAGTGCTGCCGATACGGCCTGTTGAACGGGCAGCTGTCTGAAGGAGTCAACAGACCAGTAGTGTTGCGAGACAACACAGCTTGTATAGACATAAGTAAATTTATGACTATACTCCATTCGCAAAAATTTAACTTGGCTGACGGATTGGAGATACAGCCATTTTTGAACACAACTTTAGATGAGCCAGTAGACAGCCAACAAACTGAGCAATACTTTGTAATTGAGCGTCAGCTGTGGGAAGAGTACATGGCTGATCTTCGGCATGTTCCAGTTATAAGGATTGCCAGATGAAAGACAACGATCCAGTCAGACCCAGCCACTACCACCCTAAAGACAGCAGCGGTATTCACTGCCACCACACGCAGCGTGCTGCCCTAGGAGCTAGAGGCTTTGAAGATTACATAATCGGCTGTGCCATGAAGTACCTATTCAGGTGGCGCAGTAAGAATGGCATAGAAGACTTAGAGAAGGCGCGAGAGTGCATCCGATTGGCTATAGAAAGCCATAAAGAAGCTACTCATTCCACACAGGATCAGCCCGAAGCACCTGTTCGTCCGACTCGGATAAGTTGAATTTGGAAGGAACGTTAAGGTTGGGCCAGGCATTAGTCGTGTACCACAAGGCACAAGCCCCGATGTTTACAGCCTGAGCAAAGTCATCTGTAAGCTGAGGGTGTCTGGTAATGGTATACATGTCTGACCCAACTCTTGTCTCAGTCTTTTGTTCGACCAAAGCCAAGAAGTCATGTATCAAACCTGGGTCATCTGTTGATCGGTAATCGTATTTGAAGAAGCGCATTCTTCCTGTCTTGATCGCTGCACACACCGTAAGTAGCGACCTAGTCTTGTCAATTCTGTAATAAACTCTTGGATTGTTTTCTGTCGGCTTGACCACATACATGATCTTGCCAGACGCAGCACGCACATACTGAATTGGAATAATTCGTTTGTATGGCACGCCAGCTTGGCACAAGAACGTTTCTCTAAGCGATCCAGCACCAGTGTAGTCATGCGCAACGAAGTCGCATTTAAACATGTCATAGAAGTCTAGACACTGCTTAGCTTCAAGCAAGTGATCGTGTGGAGTCATTAGGCGTTTGGCCCAAATAACATCAACCACACCTGTATTCGTAATGCCCATGATGCTTACTACAGTAAGACTTACTCCGTCATCACCACCGCCGCCCCAGTCAACAGCTAAAACTTTGTATCTGTATCTTTTCATGGCGGCCAAAGCGCTACCAGGATCTCTTGGATTATTAGCGTGCTCAAGCTGACAAGCCTTTTGTAGTTCATCCATCGATACCAGCTGAACGCCTGTTCCACAGCTTTCGCCTAGAACTTCGTTCATAAATTTCTCTGGCGTGTAATTGCCGTAGCCTTCGCGTTTGGCTAGCAATTCACCCCACTTAGCTGGTTCAGAGTAGTGGATGTGCATTATGGGTTGCGGAACGTGGTAACCAGCAAACTGGAATCTACGCTCTGGATACCTATGAATCCATCTGCCGTTGTTTGGGTGTATTACTTTTGAACATTTGGCGCACACAGTTCCTGGACTGTTTTCAGATATGTCTTCGCGCCACGGACCTATCATTTTGTCTAGATCGTGCTTGATTGACGGTACGTTTAATTTATTGCAAGCCTTACACGGAATACACCACTCGGCTTGAGAAGACATTAACCAGAGACCTTCTATGGTGTTTTCTGGCGTCTTCGGGGTACCCGTATATTGACTCATCGCCCAAGGAGACGCTGACATCGTTTCTTTGATGATTGGAATTAGATCTTTGTCTATGTCTTGCACTTCGTCAATAACAAGTTTATCAGCCTTCACACCACGAACTCTATCAGCGTCAAGCAGTGCAAAAGAAAATTGCATCATGCTGTAGTTACGGAAAGATCTCTGGAGAACGGAGTTTTCCGTATTCGTACCCAACCAAAGGGTACGTAGTGGGGACTGTTCAATGAACGGTCTCACGTAGTTGTTGGACAGACGACGCACCTGTTCAAACAGCGGAGTGATGTAGAGCGTGCGGAAATAAGGTATGGAGGTGCAAGTGATGACACCGTGAGCAGACCCTACAGTGGATTTGCCTACCTGACGACCTGTTTTGAGCACCATGGATTTAGGCATCCTGGTATAGAACAGCGTCTCGAACTGAAAATGGTTTTCGAGGCTATACGGTTTACCGTCTAGCGTTAATACCATAGGCAACAGTGGTGCAAAGTTAGGAAGTCTACCCGATTGCGCTAACTTTATAAAAAAATTCACTTTGTCTACATCAGACAGAGATCTGAAGTCTATGTTCAATTCAGGAGGAGGTTCTTGCATGGCAAATCCAGATTCAAAAGAAATAGGTCACCTTTATAACACGCTTGTAGAGTTTATTCAAGTAGGGTGGCCTGCTATACTAGTATTTATACTAGTTATGCTATTAAGTTGAGGTTTTAAAGTATGACAAGTCGCTCCCCAAGAAGGTTTCTCGAAAGGAGGGGGCTTGTGGAAACCCACCGCAAGCCCATGAGTACCGTTTGTCTTGCATCTCTAAGAACTAGAGACTATCCGTTGGAGCCTCCTTTACCGCTGCCAGATTATATAGCTTACACGCAAGGTGAGCCGCAGCCAGATAGAGGAACTTCTAAGGAGTGGCCTAGCTAGCGAGTAAGGTAGCTATGCTAAGTGATTTAGGACAGTTAGGGTTGGCAAGCGTTGGCATTTGTGGGCTGTTTTGCTTAATAAGCGGCAGTTTAATGCCTGTGATATGGGTTGTAGTCCTATGGTGCGCTTTTGTGTACAGCGCAAATTATGTGGATAAAAACGCTTCCTGACTGATCTTGTAACTAAGTGTAACCAGAGTCTGCCAAAGACTCTGGTTATTTTTTTATAGGAGGAGTTGTGTCAAAAGAACTTTGGCTCAAACAAGTTGACTGGCATCTTCGAAGAAGAGCCTGCATAACTCTGGACGACTCAGGAGTACCAGACAGTTACACACAAACTCTATTTGAGCAGGGCATCAGTCCTATGTACGCAGCTAGGGATATTATTGAAGACGGGGGTTTGGATGACTGTGTCTCGGACCCATGGGTTGGACCTTCAAAAGAATACTGGGCAAAATGGGAAAGAGAAAACCCGTTTCCAGATTCGGACCCAGCTGGACTTCGACACCCTGTATCTGGGAAAACTGTTTCCAAGTCTAATTGACGACTCAGAAACTGTAGAGATGTATACAAGTAGCAGCGGCGGCAGCTACTTTATATTCGATTTTCCTGAGGACCAGGAAGACCGAGTAGAACGTTTAATTGGGTATTCAAGTACTATTGTTTCATATCACTTGCAACACAGGAGATAGTGTCATGGCTTATAATTCTTTCAGCACTCGTCGCAGCACCGTTATTACCTTCAAAGACATGATCAAACATCTGCTCGACAAGGTAGAAAATATCGATGAGTTTTATGACATCGTCGGCACAGGCGGTGATTCTGTTTGCATGGAAAAGAATGTAATTCATTACTGGAGGAAGTTGTGCTCAGCTGACTTTATGAAAGACCTTTACTCAGCAGACGATGTGTTGTTGAAAGGCGACGACATTCACTATACTTGGTTGTGGTCCAAGGAGAAGGCTGAGTGGATGGCGCAGCAGCTTTCAGAGTTGGATGAGGACGAAGAATTAGCTGACGAAGAAATTTCTAGAGAGCTAGAAGTATGACAATACCCTTTGCCTTTGCCGTATGCGTTTTGGCTTCCAAAGCCATTATTGATGTTTGGTTTAAGGGATCCATATTCGCATATGGCAGGGCTTGGGGTGAGTTATTACGCGACGAGGGTAGTTGGTGGATTACCCAAAAGTTTGGTGAATTGATTAGTTGCAGATTTTGTTTCAGCTACCACACTGCTCTATGGGTATCGCTTGCTTGTATTCCTATATTGTCTTGGTGGATGTTTCCTGTATGGTGGTTGGCAGTAAGGACTGCCACAGGACTATTAGATTTGATAGAGGAAAAAATAGATGGACAGCAAGCAACCGATGCCCCTAGAGCAGATGATGGAGCACATACATCTGGCAATTCAACAAGCCTTTTCGATTGACCCGTATTTAGACAGCGCGGCAATAGTGTTCAACTGGAAGATCGGTAACACTGATCTTCCTTTTGGCCTAATGCTTGGCAGAGACGGACACATTTCCACGCCTACAAGCCTAGTAGGCATAAGCCAGCAAACAGCAAAGATGCTGATGCACCAGGCTGACCAGATCAGCCAGATGTTCGACGCTGCTGACAACGCAGCTGCCGAGTTGGCTAAAAAAATTAAACACATGAAGGGAGAGATTGATGTTGGAGGTTTTGAACCACGGACGGACGGTTAGAACGCACTTGCCCATACATAAATATCAAAATGCGGAAAATATTGAAGCTGTCTTAGTTGATCTTTTTAACGCAAGTCTTGATGCTCGCCAGCTTGAGAATAATCAAGAATTTAAAAAGATGAGGCAAGAAATCCATTCTGTTTTTCCAATAGTATCGGAGTTGGACACCAATGAGTCAGGTGTATTTATTACTGACATCTACGTTTTTAACGACGATCCCAGCAGCGTTGTATTTTTTGATAATGATAAACAAAAAATAGTCAAGTCTGTAAAGCTTAACAAACCCGTTATTGGACTGTTTACAACTAGGTTTTTCAATTCATTTGCTCAGGTAATAGCTGTAACGTCAGATAAAGAAAATTTTATTTCCTTTACTGTTATAAAGCTAAGCAAGTCCAACAAAGACGAAATTATTGTTCGCAAGTATGTGATGGACTGCGGTGTAGAATGGCGGCAATATGAAGGAACAATTCCTGCAGAAGCTTTAAATTTACAAAACTACGCTATTAAATCAGCGCAGACTTTAGCTTTTGATTACTGGCTTGAAATAAACGGCAATAAACACATTTTGACTGATAGTAATGTGGGTATGCGTATAGTTCACATTTTAAATCATTTAAATGACGAAAAAGCTGCCGTGATTGTAAGTCAGTCTAGAGCTGACTTCAGGCGTAGTAAAGCAGTAGGAGATCCTGGTGTTCTAGAAAACAATGCATTTATGCTAGTCAGTACTTTCGGCTACACTGTAAACACTACTAGATTGATGTGCAAAACTTCCGAAGCTACAAGCTGTCTTCTTATAAACAACAATAAGTTGTTTTTCATAAACAAGAAGCCAGGATTGTCTACTACTCCAAAGCTTTGGAATCCTCTCTGCATGATGACGTTTCAAATGCCTGGCATAGTTGATTTCGCATTCAACAATAAAAAACTTTTGTTGGTTGCTAACGATAACCAGATCTATGCTTATGACAACTTTGATGCGTTTTATTCTGCTTGCTACGAGGACGAAAGAGTAAAGCTTTTGGCCACAAAACAGCCAGGCGCTTTATTTGATGCTCCAGTCAATTACAAAGGCTGTATTGACGACGCTGTGTCTTTTCAAATGCCTTCGCCTAGTTATGTCTTGAACATTTCTGAAATGTTTTCAGACAAACAACAGGTTTACATGTGCAATTTGTTTCACAGCGGGGCAAAAGAAGTTTTGACATTCTGCACCAGAGGGGTTGACTCTAAACATTTAAAGAATACTTTTTACGTCATGTCAGAAGGTAAGATAGTTTTCAAAGAGTCATTCAAGTACGGCATAACCAGTGTTCAAGGCGTCTGTAGTGGGTATACGGCTTCCTCGATCCCTAGAGAAAATAGCAGGCATAGGGATTACAAGCTTGGTATCTTTATGATGTTTACGATAGAGACAGAGAACGGGTCGATGATTAGATTTGAAGTAGATCTTCAAAGCAAAACAACGACCAGCATGCCTACGGTAGTTAACAGCGGATCCAATCGCTTCTTGGACTTCTAACAAAGGAGTGTTTATGTTGTTCACAAGGAAGAAGGCAGTTACTCAGCTTGCAGAGCCTACACAGTTACAGTTTGACGAAAGCAGAGTAGCTAACCTTGAGCGAAGGATTAAACAAGTGGAGGACACTCAAGCAGAGCTTGAGTACAGCCATAAAGTTAATGCAGCTCAACTTGCAACGGTTTTGGAAAAGTTTGAAGAGTTAAAAACGTCTCTCTATAAAAGCCTAAACGAAGTTTCGTTTACTGTAGGTTCAGATGTTGAACAAAACAGTAACAACATGTTAATCCTGGTAGACGGCTTGTCTGAAGCTTTGAACAAGTTTAGAGACAGCATGTCACAGGAACCGTAAGCGTCTTGAACGCGCTCTCGTAGCTCAACTGGATAGAGCAGCGGATTTCTACTCCGCAGGTTGTGGGTTCGATTCCCGCCGAGAGTAATACACCCCTTTAGCTCAGTGGTAGAGCGGAGTTCTTATACAGCTCGTCGGGGAAGGTTCGATTCCTTCAAGGGGTAGTATTGACTTGTTAGGCCTCGTTGTTATTATCACTAAGCTTTGGGCTCCTAGCTCAACGGTTAGAGCAGGGGACTCATAATCCCTTGGTTCAGGGTTCGAATCCCTGGGAGCCCAATGCAGCCAAGTATTCCTTGGTTGCTTTTTTGTTCTGGAGGTTACGATGCGTAAGTTTTTGATCGCTGCTGCTGTTGTTGCTGTTTCTGGCTCTGCTTTGATGGCTGGTCCTCTTGGCAACATCCGCAAGCGAGTTGAAGAGCGCCGTGAAGCTCGTCACGCCGAGCATGCCGAAATCGTTATCGGCAAGGATGGGAAGCCTGCCCTGCGCTGGGCTGACGGCAGCGTCAGCAAGGTAGGCGTGGACAAGGACGGCAAGCTCATTGCCGCTCCAAAGAAGGAAGGGGTGAAGACCCTTAAGCAGTCTCACGGCCCAGACATCAAATTGGTGCCTGGCACAAAGGTCAACTAAACTTTGCCGACAGGCTTGGTTTGATTTTGTTTCTGTTTCTTAGGTAGAGGTTAGCATGATGCGTTACAATATTTTGTCTCTAGGCATGGTTGCTGTCTCTGCTGCTGTGGCTACGGCAGGCCCCTTTGGGTTGATTGGACGGCGCGGACAAAACGGAGGGCAACCCGTTCAGTCCACTCAACAGGGGCCTGTCCGCACAGTGGTGGCAGGCACTTTCTCCAGCGCGCAAGGAGTAGCCAACCACATGGCTAACATCCTGCGCATCGGGCATTTTGGCGGCAATAGTGGTTTTGAGGGCGTGGGCTGCGGCTCAACTCCCCAGCAAGCTGAGATGTCGTGTTGCTACCGCAACCGCTGGCAACCCCGTGAAGTGGGGCTGGCCCAGGGGCGCAACGGAATGTGGTACGCTTGCTGCCGCTACTAACAGTCTTAACGATAAGACTGTATAAACAAGGGGGAGCTTAGTCTCCCCCTTGTTTTTGGAGGGTCGCATGTTTGTAGTAACCTGTCTAATGTTGGTGACCCTTTTGTACTCAGCAGCCAGCTACGCTTCCTATACGGAAAGCATACGCAACTCTAGTTGGTTTGCTCCAATAACCCTTGCCGTATCAGTGGTATCCGCCTCTGTGTGGATGGCACTGGTACGGCATTTAAACGACAACCATAAAATTGTCGTCACGTCTTTGGTATGGGATGCGCTCATCACTATGGTGTACGCGATCATTCCAGCCTTGCTGGCCTCCAGAGCCATATCTTTTCAAGCCTGGCTGGCTTTATTGTGTGTAGTTTTTTCTTTGTTTTGGTTCAAGCTGGCAACATCATGAAAAAGACTTTGCTAAAACAGATAGTTGATTTTTGCAAGAAAAAGCTTGAACGACATCCTGAACGTGACAATTTTCCGCATTTCAGTTTTGTTGTCAAAAACGGAAAAATAGTTTCATGGGCCAGGAATGGCAAGGTCGAACCGCCTAGACATTTCGGTTACCACAGGGACTGGGACGAGACTTTCAGACCAAAGTATCACGCTGAGCTGGCTGCTTATAAAAAGCATCCAGTCAAACCGCCGTTTCAAATAGTAAACGTGCGACTAAACAAACAAGGGCTGCTTAGGATAAGCAAACCTTGTCAAGCTTGCGCCAAAGTCATGACGGCTCTTGGGTGCAGCAGATTTTATTACAGTTTTCAGGAAGAAAACCAATTTTTGGAGTTTTCGCCAAATGGGACTTGAGATTAAACCAGAATCGCTAGGGTACCTCCGAGGAATTCCTGAAGAGGTTTATAAAAAATGGAAGGTTACAGAGTACAGAGACAGCCTTGAAACAACTGTAACGATGAAAGGCCCAGAGCTTGAGAAATACAAAGATCACATTAAAGAAGCTTTCTTTGTCTGGTATCACCCCAACGGTTACGGCAGCAGCCTACGGATGGGTGTTGATAAGGACGGAGAGGTATTCATAGAAACGAAAAGGTATTTGAACTGCGACTAACTGGTAACAGAAGTTACCAGTTTTTTGCTTTACCAGTAAGAATTTTTACCAGGAGGTTTTGAGATGAGTACGGAAGTTATCGAAAGCATTGAGTCAAATGACGTAGCTAAGGTTGAAAATTTTAATAGTTTGCTTATTGGCATTTTAGAAAAAAATGGTTATTTAGGCGAAAACCTTAAGTGGGTTTTAAATCAAAATGTTGCAGAGTTGTATATCGATAAAGAAGACGCTGTAGCTTTAATTAACTGCATGTATGAAGAACAAAGAAGAATTAATTGGCCTAACGTTAATTTGAATACGCAAATTATTAATGACGGTTATTGGATTGTAGGCGAATCTCTTTTTGTTTTTACAAAGTGCGGCAGAGGAATTAATGGCAACCATAGACTTCACGGGTTTGTAGCTAGTAAAAAGGACCGCATCAAAATTGCTATGCGTTGGAACGCTGATTTAGAAGAATACATGCACATGGATAGTGGTCGTAGACGTAGTGATGCAGACGCCTCTGGTTATCCTGCAAAATTAACAGAGATAGCTAACTTTATACTTAAAACAGGTAACAGGGCTAAGACGCATCGGGCTAATAAAGATAAGCTGTACAAAGCCTTAGTAGGAGTATACACATTTGCAGTTGAATGTAAGGCTTTGCCAGACTATGTCACTTATAGGGCTAATTCTGGAACGCTAGCTGCTTTGGCGTATCATGCTATAACGGCTAAAAATAATGAGGATGTGGCTTACACTTATAGTCAGTGGAAAAGAATACTTACAAGCAACAAAGGCACTGTTGAAGATGCAGCGTCTAAGGCCATAGATAATTTAGGAAGGGGGGTTAAAGATTATTCCGACAGGTTTCAAAGGTGTGAAGCTATTTGGTTTGCGCTTAGCCCTGAAAGTAAAACAAGAGTTAGAAGGACAGACTCTAAGAATTACGCATCTATGATTAAAAAGAGTTTTGCCGATTTCTGCGCTTCTGTTTTGGACGGAAAGCAGACAGAAACTGAAGTTGAGTAGTTTTGTATTTTCGTTTGGGTTGGGCCTGCAGATTTATTCTGCAGGCCTTTTTTGTTTATTTGGAGGTAAACAAGATGAACAGCAGTAATTTTTGCGGTAACGATTTTAACGGCACTATCAAAGTAGGTGGCAACTTTACTGTAATTATAAATAAAAATAATGTAGAGCAAGTTATAGACGACCCTAAAGCCTTAAAGACTATAATTAAAACTAGTAACGTTAACTATAAAACAGTTGACTGGGATGAGTTTCTTGTAAAGTATGTTCAGAATGCTTCTGCAGGTATTTCAGCAGTAGTTAAAGCTACTGGATTAAGTGCAAATACTTGTTGGGGTAGGCAGAGGGCTATGCTTTCATGGGGTTGGAATGTTCCAAAAATAAATAGCCCAGAACCTCCAGCACCCATGTCTAAAGAAGCAGCTAACGCCATAATCGCTGAAACTAAACGGAACATGGGTAAAAGTTCAAAGAAGTAATAAACTAAAATTTGCCCACCCACTTGTGTAAAAGCAAGTGGGTGGGTTTTTTATAGAAAGAAATAAAATGGACAATAAACTACCGATTCAGCCAGGGTTGGTTCTTACTCGACGCCTTGGTGAATCATTCGTATGTTTTGCTGGCGAAGAAGAAATTGAAGTGATTGTCGCTGAGATTAGCGACAAAAGAACAGTAAGGCTTCGTATCATCGCTCCTAAAAGCGTTGATATTGAGAGGTCAGAAAACTTGGAGTGGTACGATGAGAAATGACAGGATTGTCGAAACGTGGCTACATAACGCCGCTAACGTAGTTAAGTCTTTTAAGAAGTTGGCTAACGCTCCTGGAGCAAATCCAGAAGACGTCAAAGACTGTCTGGTCGGCATCGGACTGATGTCTGTAGAAGCTTTGCCTGCCATATCTGATTTGGTAGCTAGTCTGCGCGACGACGTTGCCAGAGAGTCCAGATTCAGAGGCATAGCGTCTACAAACAATCAGAGATGAACATATTTGTTCTAGATCTAGACCCAGCAGTATGCGCGCGATATCACGTAAACTCTCACGTCTCAAAGATGATACTTGAGTCGGCGCAACTGCTTTGCACAGGATTGTGGACTTACGAGAAAGAGGCTCTGTACAAGCCAGTGCATAAAAATCACCCATGCGCTGTCTGGGCCAGGAAAACCAGAGCTAATTTCAGTTGGTTAATTGATCTGGGTTTAGAGTTAAACGCTGAATTTAAATTCAGGTATGGGCACGACCACAAAAGTGTTGAAGTCATTGAAGACTGCAAAAACAAACAAGCCTACATACCTGAGGGTGAACTTACGGTATTCGCTCAGGCTATGCCTGTGGAATACAAACACCCTGACGCTGTTACAGCTTACAGGGCGTACTACAACGGAGCCAAAAGACCTTTGGCTAAATGGTATCCAAGAGAAAAACCTTTTTGGTGGATTGAGAAATGAGCAGCTACACGTTTTCTATTGAAGAGATGGCTAGCCAACTTATCAAAGTAAGTAAGTTCAAGCCAAAAAATTTGATTGTGTTGGACAACAACAGCACAACCAAAGCCATGTACAAACCTAGGGCAAACACCAGCATATACACGGTGTACTACAGAGCCTTAAACGAAAAAATGCACGACAACCCTTTTGTAGACAAGTACATGCTTGACAGCGTTGAAGATAACAACGTCTCACTAATAGTTGATTATTTTATCGACGTAAAACGAGCCAGGTCTGAAGCTTTAGAAAACAAACTAATAGAAAAATTGCAGAAGCTTTTGCTTCGAGACGCCAGCTCTGTTGAAACCAATCTTTGGCATCTAGCGCGATACTGCGAAAAATTAAAAATTGAAAGCTGGCCAGAGCTTCAACAAATTCTTGAAACAAATTTCAGATTGAACGAAGACATTGACAAGCTTAACAGCATAGCAATAAACAGCACCAGGTTGTCTCCACAAGAAGTAAAAAAAGTCATTGAAGAAAAGTTGTCGATTAAAACGGGCTTCATGGTGGCCCTGTTGCGCCTTAGTCAAACAAACCCAGAAAATTTAGACAATACTTTAAAAAATATTTTTGATTGGTTGTTTGCAATAATAGATTTGCCAGTCATTCAAAGAAACTTATCTGTAGTTTCAGAACTGTCTTGCCATGCGTTTTTGGACGTTATTTACGATTGTGCTACAGACAAACACACGGAAAACTTTATTAAGTTATATTCAAAATTTATTAGCGTAGGTTTTCAAAACATTACAAACGAAGATCGACATTCGTCTTGGTTGTTTTCTACGTATTTAAGCAATATGGAAAAAGTTTTTGACAAAACCAAAGAACACCCATGTTGGAACGAAGCTATTCAAAAAATCATAGACAACGCTTTAACTAAGCCATACCAAGTTCTAGACGTATGTGCAGAATTAAAACTTAGACTTCCTGAAGATGTAGAAAACAAATTATTTGAAGTAGTTACTCAAGAAAGGGTTGCGCAATTTGAAAGTGTTTTAAGAGACTGCCAGCAAGAAAGTAGCACGTGGTCTAGGCTCTACAACATGCGAAATTTTCAGCATGAGTCTTTTTGCGTAGCTGTTACAGACTACATTTTTAAATGCCTTAGAAACAGAACTAAGGCTACCGATAACTTCTTTATGTCTATTAAACATAAAGGTTTGTTTGAAGATTACATAAAAGGACTGCAAGATCTTGCACGACAAGGCGTAAAACTTAACCCAATCTAAGGAGAAGGATCGTGTTGGAAACGAAGACAGACAAAATGATAAGAAGTTTACAAGAAATAGTTTCAAAAAGAGTTCGTAAAAAAGAAGACAGGCCAGACAAACAAGTAGAGAGGGTAGAAAGAGAAAATCACAGAATAATCAAAATAACAAACAAAAAACACGGACGCGACCTTGTTATGGAGTGGGTGAATAAAACATCAGAAGGAGGTAGAAGAGAGGGGCTGCCGTCAAGAATCATCCATGAAATTATAGCAAATAAACTTACTGACCCAGTCAGTAAAAGTTTAATAGTCAATCCCACAGAAGCATTTAATTATGCTTCAACAGTTTTGAAAGCAAGGTGGCCTGAGCTGGAAGAAAAAGTAATAAGTTTAATGATAAGTCAAGACTGCAGCTACAGAGCAGACACTGATTTTAACTGCAGAATGGATATTCGAAATTTGCCTTGTGACTACATTGAAAAAGTTTTTAATTTAGGCGATAGGTGGCCTGAGTTAGAGCAGTATATTAAATCGTTGAGGTTTCTAGATTTACCTACCGTATCTCACGACAGTAGATATTTTAACACGGTGGCTGATACTAGTGCTCCTATTTACACCAGGCTGGTTAGTTTAACCAGACAGATGGACGAGACTAGAAAAAATTTGGCTTTAATAATCTATTTCAGTTATTTGAAGGCTACTAGAACTAATGAAGAGTACAAACAAGAAATGTTTGAAACTCTAAAAATGCTAGTAGATTCTTTCAACGCAATAGATTTAAGAAGCGAAGAATACTTTTCTGAATTTAGAAATTCTATGCGCACTACCACATCAGTTTCTTCTTACAGGCTTGAAACTTTAAGAGTAACTTCAAACGTTATTTGTGAAATAGTAGACACGGTTTCCGATTTTATTAACGATGACGAGTTCGTTCCAAACGATCTGGATGAGGCTGTTACAGATCTTGTTATAAATTTATTTAAAATGTATACCAAGTATTTTACAGAATTAGAAGATTCATACATTAATTTGCATTTTGATATGCACAGTTTGTGTGACTATTTTTCTAAGCTTAAAGGATGTTTTTGGAGATCTTTGGAAGAAAAAGTTGAAGAGAATTTTGAAGAAGTGTTTATAGGTTATTTTTGTTATTTAACAAGCCTTTCAGTTTACTCTGATTACCTTATTAGGTTATCGGCAGATAAAGAGCAAAAAATAGCTGACTGGATGCGCTCAAAATTTATCGTCCGTTCAGAACCGCCGTCTGCTTCTTCTTATTCTGGTGTTCCGCACGTTTGGCTTATAAAGATAGTCAAATACACTTCTAAAATAGCCACAGACAGGGTAATACCTTTTGAGCGCTTAATTTTGGAACTGTCAGACGAAAATGCTTGGTCTAGTTATTTGGAAGTTCTTGTAAACATAAAGAAAAAGGGATGGGTTTTAACCAAGTAAAGGAGGATCAACGACATGGAAAAGAAGAAACCTGTAAAGCAAAAGAAAACAAAAGTAACCGTTGTAAAAAAAGTTAAGGTAGTCAAGTCTGCCAAGAAAATTTCTTTTGCGGACTGGGTTACCTTTGACGTAGCCAAGGCTACGTACAGGATAGGCCACAATGCTGACGCTCATTTTGGCGTTTTCTTGATGCAGATCAAAAAAGCAGAAGACGGCGTATGGCTGACACGTACCGTTGAGAAAAACGGTACTAACGAAGAGCCAGGCCGTGTGACTTTGGTAAGGGAAGGCCAGGCGATTCTTTTCTGCGAAAAAGCGCGCAGTCTGTCTGGCAGTGTTGACACAAAAATTAAGCAGCTTATGGCTGGTTAATTGTTGTCTTTAGTTTTGTTTTGACAAGGCTGAGGTGTTCTCAGCCTTGTTTGTTTTTGGCTAGTTTAACGAGGACGTTATGGCTACTAAAGTTTCCAAGAAGACTTCTTCTGTTCCAGCAAAAACCAAGAACGTAGTTCGTGTAATCGTGGCTGGTATGAACACGATTGGCCGACCTGACTACAAAGCAGTACGTATCTGCGTCGAGGATATCATCGATTACGACGATACCAAAGCCAAAGAAGTAGCAATGCTTCAGGCAATGGAAGACGGTCTGCAAGCTCCAATGCTGGCTTATGACGAGTTTGATAAGTTGGGCGCTTGCGCTATCTCTTTGTTTGACTGGGATAAAATTCCCATGCTCCACCAAGACGGCAGCCAAGTTAAAACGATCAAATCGTTCAAAGTGTTTTTGAGAGAGGTAGGTATTCGTACTGTTACGGTTGAAGCTACTTCACGCGCAGAGGCCGTTAAAATCGCTTTAGAGACGGTTCCTGACGCAGACACCACCTCATACGCGCGTATTTGCTACCAGCCTCAAAGCAGCGCCGTTAGTAAGCTAAAAGAAAACGACCAAGACACTATTGTCGATGACCTGCAGGTGCTTAACGTGATTAAGCATCCCAAAGATTGGACAGCAGCCGTTGGTGTAAACGAAGTACCAAGCTGACGTAAAAATCATCGTACATAGAATGGATTATTAATTTTTTCCATTCTATGTACGAATTACGCTTTTGTTTGTTTACTACGTAAACCAAACATATTCAAAAAAAGCGCTTTATCTATTATATCTTCTTAATGTTTATCAACATGGTAATAATAGACAATGACAAAATTTTGAATACATTTGGTTTACGTAGTAAACAAATAAAAGCGTAAATAGTACATAGCATGGATTATTTTGTTTGTCCATGTGCCCGACAAACCTTGTCGTCTAAGCTTCAAACTTTATTTGGGCTTTCCAACCAAGCCCAAATTAGGTCGTAAGTTACAACCTAAGTTTGAAGCCTACGGGCTCGGAATAGCCATAGGTGGAGGCGTGACTGCCACAACTATTCCAAAGATACCCCGTCGCGCCATCTAGCGGGGAGATGAGGGTTCGAGTCCCTCCAGGGTTTTATTTTTTTTTGAACAAACTAAAAGTTTTTGGTCATAGGTATTGTGTAACCCCCTTTTTTTGGAGTAGCCATGCGACTGTCAAAAGACATGCTGCCAATCGCAAGAAAATTATTTAAGTCTTATCGCAATATAGCGGTGTTAACACAGCAGTTAGCTAATAAATTCAAAGCGGAAGACGACGTTGATTTTAAACGCATTGTCGAAGAAACTTTCTACGACACTTTAGCTGAAGCTAAGTTTATGTTCCGTAATTCTTCCGAACTTACTGACGCTCATTTAAAAGAAATACTCGGGAGTATTCGTGAAAGTTTAAAACACGTTTTAGCCGTACATCCCGATCATGATACGATTGATAACTGTAGTTGTTAAGTCCAGAACATTAACTTAGGTGGGTTTATGCTAGACAAAGCTATCGATCACGGTAAAGAGCGCCGTGAACCATATCGTAAGTCCAAGGCTAACGACAGGTCTTGTCGTAACCATGGGCGGTGTTCGTATTGCCTAGGTAACAGGTTAGCTAATACGAACAGAAAACTTGAAGCGTGCAAACAAGCCATGACTGAGAACAGGAGTTCTGATGATTAATTGTTTGCGTTGTAACTGGGAAGGCGAGCAAACAGGACACAAGGTAATCAAAGGACTAACCAATAAGCTGTATCAGCTTCCTTGCTGTCCTGTTTGTAAAAGTGAACGGTTGGACTATTCCAAAGACGAAAGTTTCCAGGAGGGAAATGATAATGAGTGAAGCTACTGAGACCAAAACTGCAGCACCAGTTGTTATGGCTGACAGTTCTCTTATCGCTAAGACGTTTAACTTTGATATTCCCGTAGGCGGTACTAGCGGTTGGTTTTTACCAGAGAACCCTGTTCAAAATGTTTGGTACGTGGCTTTGTATCTTGGAGATAAGGCTCCGTGCATTCTTAAATTTGAAAAGGGGTTTTGGCGCACGCCAGACGGACGTCTAGCCTCTATTCCAATGCACGTTCTTCGATTGCCAAGCCCTCCACCTTTAAAAAAAGTGAAGGATGACAAGTAGCATGACTTACGGGCAATTGCTGGCTAAGCTGCAAAAGCTTACGCCAGCGCAGAAAAAGCAGTCTTGCCTTGTTATAGACCCTTTGGACATGGAGTGTTTTGATCTGGCTTCTTTAGAAACAATTAAAGAACCAGCTCCAGACGACGCCATAACTAAAGGTAGAGTAGTTTTAAAAGCTAGCACTTTTGTTTAGTGCAAACTACTTTCGTACAAAAGGTCGGTAGTTGTACGCAACTACCGACCTTTTGTCTTTTTTTTTGCGTGACTATTTTTTTATGTTTTAAGGTGTTATTAGGAGCTGTGGATATGGACGCAAATACTTTGCTCAACGTAAATTTAATGTATTACGACAAAGAAGCTTTAAAGTTTCAAAGAGGTTTAGACGTATTTAACAAATATCCAGAAGCTAAAAAAATTGCTGTAGATAGTCATTGGAAGATTGACGAATTAAATAACAACCCTGAACTTGTTAGCAAATGGAATAGCGTTAAAACGCATACGCTTGTGTTAGGAGTTAAGACAGCGATTGCCTGCAGGCCTAACTCTAGATCTACAGATTGGATCGCCCCAAGCCATTCTTCTGGGTGTGCTATGGCCTGCGCGTACTGTTACGTAGCTAGGCGTAAGGGGTACGCAAACCCGATAACAGTGTTTGCTAATATTGAAAAAATAATAGCACACCTTAAGAGAAAATGTGAAAAACTTGGTCCCAAGGTAATCACACCAGAGAATGAGCAGTGTGATCCCGTCTACTGGACGTTTGATATCGGAGAGAACAGCGACTGCAGCGTTGACTCTCTGGTTAGCGATAATGTTAAGGACATTATTGCTGCGTTTAGAACCATCCCCAACGGCAAAGCTTCTTTTGCCACCAAGTTCGTAAACCGCGAACTTTTAAATTACGACCCACAGCGCAAAACCAGGATTAGGTTTAGCCTAATGCCTGAGCACGTGGCTAGGGTTGTCGATGTGCGCACTTCTCCCATAACAGAGAGAATTAACGCCATCAATGATTTTGTGTCTGCTGGCTACGAAGTCCATATTAATTTGTCTCCAGTCATCATTTATGACGGCTGGCAAAACGATTATGTGGACTTGTTTGCTCAGCTAGATAACACGCTGTCTGCTGAAGCTAAACAACAGCTTAAAGCTGAGGTTATTTTTCTAACCCACAATGAGAAGCTGCATGATTTAAACATGCAGTGGCATCCTCAAGCAGAGGAAAAGTATTTGTGGCGACATTGGGATAACGAAGAAGACAAAACTAAAAACAGGTTTGGTCTTCCTGTTATTCAACAGAGAAAGCTGTCACAAAACGGAATGGTAAATTTAAGGTACAAAAACAACTACAAGAGCGAAGGCATAGACAATTTAAAAGATATGTTGAACTCTTGTCTGCCGTATTGCCAAATAAGGTACATTTTTTAAGAAAGGAAGTTTTATGAACAGTTGGTACGTGTGGTTCATGCTAGGCATGTTTGTAGGCAGCTGCTTAGGTGTTTTAAGCATGATTGTCTGCGACATTTATTTTTTAGACAAAATGATTCAGGCTTGGTTAAAGCCCAGGCTGTCCAAAGACGACATACAAGATTTACGTGACTTGGTTAAAGGTTTGGAGCGTTCCCCAGGCGATCCTCTGTATAACGAGGAAGTAGAGGCTATTCGCAAAGCTATTCAAGAAATAGTTGAAGCAAAGCCAATAACCGCTAAAAAACTAGAAGATACGCTTTAACAATCTATTCAAAAAGCTATTCACAAAGGAAGGATGAAGACATGAGACTTGGAGACATAATCAATTTCCATGCGTTACAGCGCGACGGTGTCGCTGAAATGTCTGGAGAGCTTGTCGATTTTACTAACTTAACCCCTAAGGTCAGAACCGTAACAGGTGTTTACCTGTTGCGTAAATCGGCCCTTTACGGCTGGGTTCTTTACCAACCTGTCGCTGGGAGGTAGGTGATGGACGCCAACGAGATTGGTAAGGCCATTACCTCTATGCTTTTCAGCCTTGTTTTGGCGGCGCTTATAGCGGGAGCCGTATTGGTTCTGTTAATCTAGTGGTTATGGCCGATTGTTAAAGCCTGGATTCACTGGGCTACAGGCTGAAAGGATGGGTGCGGGTATGAGTGATGAGAAGATTGAAATCAAGCGACTGCGTGACCTGCTTCGCTGGCGGGATGCGTGGGGTGAGCCGCCGACCGAGCATGGCGAGTACCTTGTGGTTAGTCAAAATTACGGGGGCGACTACAGCCGCACGGTCGGCAAATGGAATGGCAAATGGCCAGCGTATCTAGCGGTCACATACTGGCGACCCATCGGCCCGCTGCCGGGAGGGGAGTGAACCACGGCGACACCTGCCGTTTCCCAGTGGTGTGACTCCAGAGAGATGGAATGTTTGGAGGTTTAATCATGTCTGAAGACGATAAGA